TGGAAATATTATGACGCTGTTGACGGTGCTCCAGGAACATCAACATATGTTTCAGAAAGAAACGGTGCAAATGATGAAATTCATGTAGTAGTTATTGACGAAGACGGTGGAATTTCAGGCGTACCTGGAACTATTTTAGAAACTTTTTCAAAACTTTCTAAAGCTTCAGACGCAAAAGACCCACAAGGTAATGATAACTATTATCCGAATGTAATCTACACTAAATCAGAATACATCTATTGGACAAAACATCACGCTTCAGGTTCAAATTGGGGTAATGCAGCTAGTGGAACAACTTTCACAGCGGTAAATACACCAACACTTGAAACTATGAGTGGTGGCTCTAATGGTTCAACTGTAACAACAGGTGAAATTAAAACTGCTTATGATAAATTTGCAGATAGTGAAACTGTTGATGTTGGTTTAATCATTGCTGGTCCATGTACTGCTACACATATTGAAAACTTAATTTCACTTGCAGAGGCGAGAAAAGACTGTGTTGTCTTTGCTTCACCTGAAAGAAGTGATGTAGTAAATGTAACTAACTCAAATACGCAAAAGTCAAATGTTGTGAGTTTCTTCTCAACAATATCTTCAACTTCATATGCGTCTTTTGATTCAGGTTACAAATATATGTACGACAGATACAATGATGTTTACAGATTTGTACCATTAAACGGTGACATGGCAGGTCTTTGTGCTAGAACTGACCTACTTGCAGACAGTTGGTTTTCACCTGCTGGCTTCAATAGAGGTGTAGTAAGAGGCGCTGTTAAACTTGCATTTAATCCTACAAAAACACAAAGAGATGAGTTATATCCTGCTAGAATTAATCCAGTATCAACTTTCCCAGGTCAAGGTACTGTATTATTTGGTGATAAAACTGCTCTCGCTAGTCCAAGTGCTTTTGATAGAATCAATGTAAGAAGATTGTTCATCACTTTAGAAAAGGCAATATCAACTGCTTCTAAATTTCAACTCTTTGAATTCAATGATGAGTTTACAAGAGCTAACTTTAGAAACATTGTAGAGCCGTTTTTAAGAGAAGTACAAGGTAGACGAGGTATCACAGACTTTTTAGTAGTGTGTGATGAAACTAACAATACAGGTGATGTAATTGATAGAAATGAATTTAAAGCAGAGATTTTTATTAAACCTGCTAGAAGCATTAACTTCATTACATTATCATTCGTAGCAACAAGAACCGGCGTCAGTTTTGACGAAGTAGCAGGTTAAGGTAGAGGAGAAATAAAATGGCAAACATTAACGACTTCAAAGCTAAACTTGCTGGCGGTGGCGCTAGAAGTAACCAGTTTAAGGTAACAATGCCTTTTCCAGGTTACGCTCAAGTTGGTGGCGAAATAGAAGACTTAGCATTTTTATGCAGAGCAACAACTATTCCAGCAATGAATGTTGGTGTGGTAGAAGTACCATTTAGAGGAAGAAAAATCTACATTGGCGGAGATAGAACATTTGATACATGGTCAATAACAGTATTAAATGATACTAACTTTAAAATAAGAAACGCAATGGAGAGATGGCAAAATGGTATCAACAATATGTCAGATAACGAAGGATTAACAAATCCAGTAGATTATCAAGTGGACTGTTTTGTTGACCACCTTGACAGAAACGGAAATACAATTAAATCTTATACTTTAAGAGGTTTATTTCCAGTTGGTATAGGTGCAATTGATTTGAACTATGACGAACAAGCTGCTGTAGAAGAATTTACAGTAGAGTTTCGTTATCAATACTTTGAAAGTAATACAACTACTTAATTTAAGTAGATAAATATTACTGAATAAAAAAAGGAAAATATAATGGCTGAACTATTTGGATTTTCTATAACACGACTCAAAAAACAGTCGGATCCAAAACAAAGCTTTACAGTAGCACCAGCGGACGATGGTACACAAACTATCGCCGCTGGCGGCTATTTTGGCCAGTATCTTGATATGGAAGGTACTGCTAAAACTGAAGCAGATTTAATCCGAAGATATAGAGAAATAGCATTACATCCTGAATGTGATTTGGCAGTAGAAGATATTGTCAATGAAGCAATTGTGGCTAATGAAAATAAAGAGGCTGTAAGAGTAAATGTTGAAAATTTACCTTATGGTAAAGATGTTCGTAGAAAAATTGAAGATGAATTTAAAGAAGTGTTACGACTTATGCAGTTTAACACAAAAGGGCATGACATCTTTAGAAGATGGTATGTAGATGGTAGAATATTTTATCAAAAGATAATTGATAGAAACTCTACAACAAAAGGTATTACAGAGTTAAAATATCTTGACCCTAGAAAAATTAAAAGAATTAGAGAAGTAAGAAAGAAAAGACCTGAAGGAGTTACAGGTCCTAATATGCTTTCAGTAGTTGATGAGTTTGTTGAATATTACCTGTTCAATGAAAAAGGCGTTATCAACTCTACATCTGGTGGTATTAAAATTGCACCAGATACTATTGCTTATTGTCCATCAGGACTTGTAGACCAAACTAAAAATATGGTCTTGTCTTATATGCACAAAGCAATTAAGCCTGTCAATCAATTAAGAATGATTGAAGACGCAACTGTTATTTACAGAATTGCTAGGGCACCAGAAAGAAGAATATTTAAGATTGATGTAGGTAACTTACCAAAACAAAAAGCAGAACAATATTTGCGAGATGTTATGGCAAGATACAGAAACAAACTTGTCTATGACGCCTCAACAGGAGAAATCAGAGATGACAGAAATTATATGTCAATGTTGGAAGATTTTTGGTTACCGTCCAGAGAGGGTGGAAGGGGTACTGATATTACTACTTTGCCTGGCGGTCAGAATCTAGGAGAAATATCAGATATAGAATACTTTAGAAGTAAACTATATCGAAGTTTAAATGTACCAGTTAGTAGATTAGAGTCTAACTCTGGTTTTAATCTAGGTAGAGCTAGTGAGATTACTAGAGATGAACTTAAATTTACTAAATTTGTACAAAGATTAAGAAAGAAATTTACAGAATTGTTTAATGATATTTTAAGAACACAATTAATTCTTAAAGGTATTATAAACGAAGAAGATTGGCAATCAGTAAGAGATAGTATTACATACGACTTCTTACAAGATGGTCACTTTGCTGAACTAAAAAACACCGAGCTAATGAGAGAGCGACTACAATTGGCAAATGAAATGCGTGATTACATTGGTAAGTTTTATTCAGTTGATTATGTGAGAAAAAACATCTTGAAACAAAACGCAAGAGAGATTGAAGAAATTGATAATCAAATCAAGAAAGAAATTGATGATGGTATCATATCTGCTCCAACTGCTGATATTCAAGATACAACTTTATAGGAGATAAAAAATGTCAGAAAATGTAAAGAATTTTATAGACAATTTAGAAGCCGGCAAAAACGCAGACGCTGGTGAAGCATTTAAAAGTGCATTAAGAGATAAAATGGGTAACGCTTTAGACGCTAGAAGACAAGAGTTAGCGGCGAGTCTTTTTAATCAAAAGGCACCAGAAGCAGAACCTATTAGCGACCCGAAACCTGAAGTTGCTGATGTAGGTACTTTTACACAAGATGGTCAAGTACAAACTACAGCACAACAACAAAATGACGGTCAGGCAGAAATAGATTTAACTCAGCCAGAGGCTCCAGAAGCAAATGCCGAAACTGAAGTTAAGTAATATTGTTGAAAGAGATTTATATATCGACTCGGATTCTTTTAAGTCTTTGAGTCCTAAAATGAAGGACGCAGTAAAAGAAATCTTTGAAAGTATCAAAGATAATACAGACGATATAATTAATACTTTTGAAGGTGCCGTAGATAAGGTAGCCGAAAAATATAATATTAATACTAAATTTTTTAATGATTATTTTGATAGAGAAATAGAAGAGCAATTAGGAGAATAAAAATGGCAAATACTGTAATAGTTAAGGGAGAATTTATAAACAACCCTAGTGCTAATAACATTGGTCTTGCTCATTTTGTTCATTGTGTAGCTACGGCTGCCACACAAACAGTTATAGTAAAAGACAGCGGAGGAAATACTTTAGGTAACATTTATCTACACGCAGCTGGCGATTCTATTATAATTGAAAAAGGCACGACTGATACTATCACAATAGCAGATGGTCATGCTAGTGCTGTTGGTTCACCAAGAAGTTAGTATATTATGACTATAACAACTACAAAGTTGGTTGATAATAATAATAAAATTATTGTAAACTCAAACGGCATTGGTGGCGAGTTTCAACAAAAACTAGTAGATGTAGTTAGTAGTAATAATGCAAGTAGTGAACCTAAAGTTTCTATTGCAAATATGCAGTATGAAATATTAGGCGACGGTAAATTAACAGTTTACTTTAAAAATGACACTACAAAAAAAGTAGAAATATCTGGTAGAGGTAATTGGGGTTTAAAACCAGATGAAAAAAAAGTAGAAGACCCTATTGGTGATGTATTTTTAAATAGTGATGATACTGTTAAAAAATATAATCTGGTAATAGAAACACATAAAGAAGCGGGATACAAATAATGGCAGATGTAGTAACAACACAAACAATAGCAGATACTTCAGGTGTAAAATTTACAGCTAAATTAACTAATTTATCTGACGGAACTGGTGAAACTTTAGTAAAAAAAGTTGACGCCTCTGAACTAACTTTTATGACCGAAGATGGTAATAGAAAGATTAGTAAAGTTTGGTATACAGTTAATACTGCTAACGGTAAATCAGCTGTAGAGTTATTGTGGGACGGTGCTACAAATGCTACAGCATTATTACTATCGGGAAATGGTCACATAGATTTAAGACCAAGTGGTAATGAGATACCAAATAATGCAACAACACCTACAGGAGATGTACTATTATCAACTAAAAACTTTGCAAACGGTGACAATTACACAATAATTGTAGAGTTTAGGTAAAAAACCTTATAAATAGTTAGTACAAAGAGAGAACAAATGAAGCTAATATCGGAAGAAATTCAAAACGCAGAGTATCTTGTAGAAGATAACGGCGGTAAAAAATCTTATAAAATTAAAGGTATCTTTCTTCAATCAGATTTGAAGAATAGAAATGGAAGAGTTTATCCAAAAGAAGTTTTGGAAAATGAAGTGGCGAGATACAATAGAGAATTCATCAATAAGAAAAGAGCCTTTGGCGAACTAGGTCATCCAGACGGACCTACTGTTAATTTAGAAAGAGTATCACATATGATTACTAAATTAACGCCAGATGGTAAGAACTTTATAGGTGAGGCAAAGATTATGGATACACCATATGGTAAGATTGTAAAAGGTCTTATAGATGAAGGCGCTCAATTAGGCGTGTCTTCAAGAGGTATGGGCTCTATAATTCAGCGAAACGGTGCAAACTATGTAAAAGACGATTTTTACCTTGCAACCGCAGCTGATATAGTCGCAGACCCTAGCGCTCCAGACGCTTTCGTAGAAGGCATTATGGAAAGCAAAGAATGGGTTTGGGAAAACGGAAAACTCGTTGAAAGGGATATTGAAGCCTGGAAACGACAAATTAGAGAAGCGAAACAAAGAAAATTAGACGAAATTAAACTAAAAGTCTTTGAATCGTTTCTTGGAAAACTTTAGTTTTATAAATATCATTAGTACGAAAAACAAAGGTTTTTTAATTAATTAAAAAAAAGAGGAGATTTCTCAAATGGCCGAAACAGAAACAAAGATTGAGGCGTTGGAAAAAGAAGTGAATGAGGCTAGTGCTAACCCACAAGCTGACGCTCCGAAAAAGAATGCTGTAGCGGCTGAACCTACTCACCTTAGCAATGAGGCGGAAGATTTAGGGTCAGCGGTAACAAAACCTACAGACTCTAATCCAGACGCAACAAAAAAAGTTAAGCCAGTTTCAGGCGACGCTCAACAAAAAAATGCTGGTGCTGCTGACGCAATGCCAAAATTAAAAGAAGAGCAAGACGAAACTGTTGAAGAAGGTTCTGAGGAAATCAAAGAAGCGTCTAAAGACGAAAAAGAAGATAAAGAAGAAATGATGTCTATGAAAGCCATGAAGATGAAAAAAGCTGAAATGGAACCAAAAGACAAAGAAGAAATGATGATGAAAAAAGCTTCTTATAAAAAAGAAGAAACTGAAGCAGAAGACGAAAAGATTGATGTAACTGCTGATGTTGACGCTTTAGTCAAAGACGAAGATTTGTCCGAAGAATTTAAATCAAAAGCTGCTACTATTTTCGAAGCCGCTGTTAACTCAAAAGTTAAAGAAGCGAAGAAAAAAATGATGGCAGGTTACGAAGAAAAATTAAAAGAAGAATCAGAAAAAGCTAAAGGCGAACTCGTAGAAAAAGTTGACTCATACCTAGCATATGTTGTGGAAGAGTGGATGAAAGAAAACGAATTGGCTTTAGAAAGAGGAATCAAAGGCGAAATCGCTGAAGATTTTATTTCTGGTTTGAAAAAACTATTTGAAGAACATTATATTTCAGTCCCAGACGAAAAATATGATGTACTAGAAGACCAAGCTTCAAAGATTGAATCGTTAGAAAAGAAACTTAACGAAGAAATCGAAAAGAATGTTGAACTAAACAAAGAAAATTCTGAATCAAAAAGAGCTTCAATCGTTGCAGAAATGGGCGAAGACTTAGCAGAAACTTCTAAGGAGAAATTCAACAAACTTGCCGAAGAGGTTGAATATAAAAATGAGGAAGATTTCAAAGCAAAAGTAGCTACTATTAAAGAAAGTTATTTTGGCGCTAAGAAAGAAGCTTCATCTGACATTGATGATGTAGCGGTTGGTGAATCAACTGAAAATGTAGATTTATCAAAAAGCATGGCTGCTTATACCGCCGCTATTACTAAAACAAAAGACATTAAGTTGTCAAAATAAAT